TACAAGGGCGTGAACCAGTACGACGCTGGCGTCTTCTACTGCCCATACGTGCCCCTGCAACTGGTGCGCGCTACCAATCCGGAAAACTTCCATCCGGCTCTGGGCTTCAAGACCCGCTATGCGATGGCTGCGAACCCGTTCACTACGCTGAACAACGGCCAGAACGTGTACTACCGCAAGGCCGCGATCACCGACCTGATGTAATCCATCAAGTCCCCGCAAAAAACCCGCTTCGGCGGGTTTTTTCATTTCTGGGTCTTCGGATTCTAAATAACTGAAAAGGAGTTCAGCGTATGGCAAGCAAGAAAAGTCTTCGTCAGATGGCGACCATGAAGGCGCTGTATCTGGACAAGAAAACCATGTCGTATCGCACTTCCCCGGGTTTCCTGATCTTGGACGGCGACGAAGACGGCTATGTCGCCGACTACATCACCTACGACAAGGACGACGGGGGATGGCAGTGCGAATACACGTCCGGGTACATCGAACGGAACATCCGCGATACGGCGGCGCAGTTCCGAGTATTCAAACAGGTATAATGTCAAGTTGTTTTTATACCACACACTGAAGGAATGGTTATGATCTATGGAATGACAGGCGCAAAGTTTTCTGGTAAGGACACCGTCGGCAATGCCATCATCGCGGCGTTCAACAAGTCCGGCAAGCGTGCCGAACGTGTCCTGTTCGCGGGGGCGCTGAAGAACGCATGTTGCGCGATGTTCGGATGGACTCGCGAACAACTGGAAGACTACGACTTCAAGGAAACGCCGGAACCGATCACCGGGAAGACCCCGCGCGTGATCCTGCAACTGATGGGAACCGACTTCGGGCGCGACATGCTGCATCCCGAACTCTGGCTTCGCCTACTCGCCGCCGACATCGAACGAATGACGGCAAACGGAATCACGCCCGTGATCACCGATGTCCGCTTCGAGAACGAAGCCGCATTCGTGCGCAATCTGGGCGGAACGCTGATCCATGTCGTGAATCCTGAAACAGTTTCTCGAACCGATGCCCACGCATCGGAAAACGGCGTCGCTTTCGTGGATGGGGACATCCTGTTCACGAACGACAAAACCGCCGGGCTTCAGCCAATCAAGGACTTCGCGTCCCGGCTGATCCGGCCATAACAGGAAAAAGAAGATGGAAGAATTCAACTATCAGGTTTCAGACGACGCGGTCGAACTGGCGAAGCATCATGAAGGCTTTCGCGCCCGTGCGTACCTTGACCCTATCGGGATTCCGACAATCGGGTACGGCCTGACGCGATACTTCCATCGCCCGGGCGCTCCCAAGGTCAAAATGGGCGACGTGATCACGGAAGACGAAGCATCGTTCGCACTGGCTGCGATCATGCAATCGTTCTTCGATCAAGCCGCCGACGCGATCACGGTCGAACTGGAACAGTTCCAAGTAGACGCGCTCGCTTCGTTCATCTACAACGTGGGCGTTGCCAATTTCCGCAATTCGACAATGCTCCGACTGATCAATGCGGGCGATTTCGACGGCGCTGCACGTCAGTTCCCGCGCTGGAACAAGGCCGGGGGCAAGGTTCTGCCGGGCCTGACCCGTCGTCGCAATGACGAAATGCTGATGTTCATGGGGGAGTAATCGGATGACGGACATCAATCGCAATCCCGCGCTTGGCGTCAATTTCCTGTTGGAGATTCCGCAAGCGAAGGAACTGAACTACTTCATTCAGACGGTAGATGTCCCGGGCCTGACCATGGCCGGGGTCGATACGCCGTTCAAGAACGTGCAAGCGTCCGTTCCGTCGAACCGTATCGACTTCGATCAACTGAACCTGACGTTCATCGTGGATGAGGGGTGGGCGAACTGGAACTACGTCTTCGAGTGGATGAAGCGCGTCCGAACAGGGAAAAGCCCGATTTCTGATACAATGTCGGATATTACCCTGAATCTGGTCAACTCGAACAAAAACCTTAACAAGTTGCTGGTCTTTCGTGGCGCGTATCCAACACTTCTAGGTTCGCTGTCCCTTGACTCTACCGTCGTCGATTCGACGCCGCTGGTCTGTTCGCTGTCTTTCCGGTATCAGGATTTCGAGTTACGCAATGGAACCTGACATGACACTGAATGAATTGCTGGACGCAGATTGAAGAAGACTCGAAGATTGACCACAACCGGCTTGACTTCGAGGCACTTTCGATCCCGTCCCTGCATGCGAAATACTATCGAATCTTCATCGAAGAAGCGCGAATCCTGAAGTCCCTACAGGTCGATTTCGCCATGGAAAAGAAGGCGGCGACGCACTACTACCTTGGCAAAGCACCGGACGAAGAATACCAGAAGAAGCCGACGAACATCAAGGTTCTGAAGACCGACATCGATCTTTACCTTGACTCGGACGAAGAACTTCAGGCGCTCGCGAAGAAGGTGAACACCCAGAAGCTGAAAGTCGAAACCATCGAAAACTTTCTGCGTACATTGAACAATCGTGGCTATGCCATTAAGACCGCCGTCGATTTCCAAAAATTCCAAGCCGGGGCATTTTGATTATGACCGACATCGTTGTCGAATACAAGAACCAACTGCGCGCGACCATCCGCGCCGAACGCTCGACCCTGCAAGAAATCTGGGACAGCCTGTACTACACCTTCCCGAACTTCCAGTTCACGCCCGCGTACAAGTCCGGGCGCTGGGACGGCAAAATCCGGCTTCTGAATCTCCGGGATTGCAGCATCTACAAGAACATGCTTCCGAAGCTGATGGCGTGGGCGCGCGATGCTGGCTATTCCTTCGACATCGAAGACAAGGCCAAATTCCGGCCCGCCGTCAAGTTCGATCCCGCGTGGCTGGATCGCTGGGCTGAATACGGAACCATGGAACCCATGGAACACCAGCGCAAGTACATCGCGGACGCCCTGAAGTGGAATCAAGCCCTTCTGCTGTCCCCGACGTCGTCCGGTAAGTCGTACATCATGTACCTGTCCATTCGCTGGCTGTTGGAAAACACAACCGGCAAAATCCTGATCACGGTTCCCAGCACGTCGCTTGTTGAACAGATGTTCAGCGACTTCGAGGAATACGCGGTCAATTGGAATGTGGGCGATCATGTTCACAAGATTTACGACGGGGCCGAAAAGACGACTTCCAAGCGTGTCATTCTGTCCACGTGGCAATCCATTGTCAATCTTCCCCCTGCATGGTACTCGGGTATTACGGCCTACTTCTGCGACGAAGCCCACCAAGCCGACAAGGATTCGATTACCGGAATCGTGGACAAGCTGGAAAACTGCCCGGTTCGTATCGCCCTGACCGGCACGCTGAACGGCACCAAGGTTCACGAAATGGAACTGAAGGGTCGATTCGGGCCGACGTTCCAGCACGTCACCACGGCGGAACTGATGCGTCTGGGTCTGGTCGCCAAGCTGTCGATTGTCTGCAAGCGGCTGAAGTACACGCAAGCCGAACGCAAGGCCGTGTACGACGCGAAGGACTACGACCACGAAATCGACTACATCGTGAAGAACGAGAAACGGAATCAGATCATCGTGTCCGACGCGCTGGAATGTGACGGGAACGCCCTGATCCTGTTCAACTTCGTCGAACGCCATGGCGATGTCCTGTACAAGATGTTGCAGGAACAGGCCGAAGCCGCCGGGAAGATCGTGTTCTACCTGCACGGCAAGGTGAAGACGGAGGAACGGGAACGCATCCGCAAGCTGATGGAAACCCGGGACGACGTGATCATGCTGGCGTCCTATGGCGTCATGTCCACGGGCGTTTCGGTGAAGTCGATCCGACATATCTTCTTCGCGCATCCGTTCAAGGCCCGCATCAAGAACCTTCAGTCCATCGGGCGCGGACTGCGGCTGAAGAAGGGGAAAACGGAAGCGGTCTTGCACGACTACGGGGATGATTTCTGCTACACGCCGCGCACGGCTGAACGCAAGAATCACCTGTTCAAGCATTTCGTCGAACGGCTGAAAATCTACGCCGAAGAAGAATTCGACTATGAGGTTATCGAGGTCGATGTTGTATAATTGCAACATCAACACTTGACAATTTCTGAAGGATAGATTATGGCAAACTACGTAGACAAGGAAGCCCTGTATGACGACATCGTGAACTGGCAAGACGCGGTCGCCGCCGCTGAAGCCGCAGGGCATGAACCCCCGGTCATGCCGCGATCCGTCGGGCTGGCGATTCTGGAAATCGCGAACGGCATGGCGACACGCTGGAACTTCCGGGACTATTCGTGGATCGACGAAATGGTCGGGGACGGCATCGAAGCCGCGACCCGGGCCGTCGTCAAGTTCGACCGAACCCACGAAAAGAAGAACCCTTTCGGGTTTTTGACATTCGTTATCTGGCGTGCGTTCGTGACGCGCCTGAAGCTGGAAAAGAAGCTGCACGAAGACAAGATGAAGATGATGCTGGACGAAAACTTCGACGGCTACGAACGCGGCGAGTTCGATGACAACGAACTGTCGAAGAGTGGTATCATCGGCCTCTACGCGCTGAATGACTGACGCGATAGCATTCATTACTGACAAACACTAAATACGCCCATGGAGGAATCTATGGGCTATTTTGTTTACAAGACGACAAACACGAAGAACGGAAAATTTTATGTCGGCGTGCATGGCGGCGACGTCGATGACGGGTATCTAGGTTCTGGAAAATTGATCATTCAGGCGGTGCGGAAACACGGCGTCGAATCCTTCACGCGTGAAATCCTATTCGAGTATGACAACATGGACGACGCGCTGGCGAAAGAAGCGGAAATCGTCAATCTGGATTTCATCGCCCGGGCTGACACTTACAATCTAATTCCGGGTGGTGGAATGCCGCCCACA